CAACTAACCATACAGGATTAGTTTCTAGTTTACCTTTCTTTGTACCTGGACGTAAATCGTCAGGAGTGCGAATTTTGCGAGGTTCAACAACATTTGTTTTTTCATACATGACTTTGCAACCCAAATCAATCAAACGCTTACCTGCAACTGGATCTGGCATTTTATCATAGGGCCACATAAACTCAGCAGTAACCCAGTGTCTATCAACCTTTGGGCCTGATGCTAGTTCACCATCTTTCCAGTTTTTATATACGTACATATCCATTTCGTCTAGTACTCTTTCAAAGTCCTTTAATATAGCCAAGCTGGAATTGTTGTTATAAATGGTTTCTACGTTTTTGATAACTTCTAATATGTCACGCATGGAATTTTCCCTGTTTTGATACTAATGTATTTAGCTGGGCTGAAATCATAACGTATCAGTTTATATTTTTCCATATTCGTTAAATATGATTGTAGGACCTCTGTAGTTATCGGGGCGGTCGCTACAAGTCCTACTTTACCCAGAGTAGGAGATAAACTGAATGAGTAAACAACGAGTGAAAAAGCGTTTTACATCAGACGTTAAAGTGATAGATTTTCAACCATACCTTCCTCAGAAGAAGCAACGTGTAGTAATGTCAGCACGTTCGCAAAATCAAAAAACATACTTACAAAAACTACAAAATGACGAAACTAGCATTGTTTTTGCTATCGGGCCAGCTGGCACGGGTAAAACTATGTTAGCAGTTATGCATGGTATTAAGTTGTATCAAGAGGGGTTGGTAGATAAGATAATTGTTACTAGACCCGCCGTTTCCGTAGACGAAGACTTAGGATTTTTGCCAGGTGACTTAAATGAAAAGATGGCACCGTGGACAAGACCTATATTTGATGTCATGGGAGAATATTATAAGCAATCAGACATAGCAGAAATGCTAAAGGAAGGTGTTATCGAAATAAGCCCACTTGCGTACATGCGTGGACGCACATTTAAAAACGCATACATTGTAGCAGACGAAATGCAAAATGCTACAGTAAGTCAAATGAAGATGTTACTAACTAGATTAGGTGAAGGCTCTAAGATGGTAGTGACAGGCGATTTGGCTCAGGCAGACAGACGTAGCGATAACGGACTAATTGATTTTTGTAACCTACTCGCAAGCAAACCAAATTTAAAACACATCGACATTGTAGAATTCGATCATAAAGATATCGAGAGACACGATGCAGTCAGGGAGGTGTTATCAATATACGGTGATTAAGAAAAGGGCCTTATTGGCCCTTTTCTATTTGTTCTACTTTTACTTTTGATTGTTTGAGGAACGATACTCCATCTTCGTTGCGATAAGCATCACGATAATAGACAGCATTAATGCCACTTTGATAAATGAGCTTGGCACAATCAAGGCAAGGACTATGAGTAATGAACATAGTAGCATTGAGGCCAGACTCAGTGCTTCTAGCCAATTTAGCGATTGCATTCGTTTCAGCATGTAATACCTCCGGTTTACTTTTTAATGTAACTGTATCATCAGAATGTTGAATAGTATCTTCGCAATTATTATCCCAACCACTTGGCATACCATTGTAACCAATACTAATAATCCTATCATCCTTAACTATAATAGCACCAACATGTAATCTACGTGCATGGCTAAGCTCTGCGAATATTTCCGCAGTTTGCATGTAAGCATCTTTAAGTTTTGTTTTCATTTATTTCTTCCCAAGTATGATCTCCTAAGAATTTAACTTGAGTGATATATTCATAATCATCAGGTTTACCAGTAGACCAATCTGTTGGTCCCATATGCACTAACAATGTTTTTTCTTTTCGCTTGTCCCACACTAACCAATAACAATGACCTATAGAAAGTTGAAATTGATATTCGGCTCCGTGTACTGCATCAGTAACATCTAATCTACGCCTAATATCGTCAGCTTGTTTTTGTAATACTGTTACAAGTTCCATAATGCGATTGTATTCTTGCTGGGCAAAATGCCGAGCATTGTTTAGCATTATGTCTTTTTGTTTAGTTACGGGAACTAGGTCAAATTTAGGACCGCCAGCTTCTGTGGCGTAGGGTGTTACATTGCGATTAAAGAATGGTATTAATGACCCAGTACTTTCTGAGTCATAACTATCTCTTCCTTTGGCAAGATTGGACTTTTTCTCATCAGTCATTCTTCTAGCAAGACTAATTTGTTAGTCTTGTCTTTCCATTCAGCGTGATCTGGGAGAGGATCTTTCTTTTTAGTAATATTAGGCCACTTGGCGCTTAGACGTTTATTAACGTCAGTCCATTTAACTACGTCAACAGTGACATCATTATCTGCTACAATAGCATCAATAGGACACTCGGGAACGCAAACTCCGCAGTCAATACATTCATCTGGATTGATTACTAAAAAATTAGGACCTTCGTAAAAACAATCAACAGGGCATACTTCCACGCAATCGGTGTGTTTACACTTAATGCAGTTTTCAGTTACCAAATAGGTCATAGATGTGCTAGTCTAATTAAAGTTGCGGACAAGTTAATTTCTGGATCGATGACCAATGTGTGATCAACCAGACCTTGCTTAATAATTAAGATAGCCTTTTCTTGTTTAGCATCATCGCCAAACAATGTAATGTTATCATACATCCAACGATATACTTCTTCCATCTCTTCTGGTCGAGCTTGGCTGCAAATTAGTTTACGTGCTTCATTAATTTTGCCTGCCTTAAACAAATCTACCATATCGATCTTGTAATCTTGCTCACCTGTGTCGCCTTTTTCAGGACTGTGCAGTTTGCCTTCTAAACTGTTCATTTGTACCATATTAATGCATTTACGCAAGTCTGGATATGTTGCACGAACAAACAAGTCCAATGTATCCAAGTCAAACTCAACATTTTCTTCTACCAAGATGGTCGCAACTCTTGCGGTGAATTCTGTTTGATCAACTCGTTCAATATGAAATCCTTGGCATCTGGAATGAAGGGCAGGGATAATACGGTTAGGATAATTGCAAGTAAGTATGAAACGAGCGGTCGTATGATATGTCTCCATGACTCCACGGAGGATCGCCTGTGCATTAGGCGTAAGATAATCTGCTTCATCTAATAGTACTACCTTAAAATCTCCAAACGGAATCATTTGAACAAAGTTTGTAATTTTATCACGAATAGTTTCTGCGCTGTTTTCTCGTGATGCATTAATTTCCATAATGTCAAATTCGTTAATGCTTAACTCATTGAACAATAGCCTTGCCAATGTTGTTTTGCCAATACCTGCATTGCCGCTTAACAACAGATGCGGAATGGATCCGTCTTTAATCCATCGTTCAACTTGCGATTTTTGATGTGCATCTCTAAACACATAACCGTCTACGGTTTTAGGACGATATTTTTCTACCCATAATTCTTTCATTTAATATCCTTTGTTTGTGTCTTTAGGTTGAATTTCCACGTTTAAATAATCTCTTAATAGTATGAAATAGATTATAAAATCTAAAATGATAATCAGTCAACATAGGCAGATGATTTGGACAACGCCCTTGACGATAGTCACAGTCTGAGCTGTATTCTTTGTTACAAACGTCACAATGTATAGTTTTCATTGTATCATTATACAGGTAACGACAGGACCTGTCAAGGGTCCTGTCAAAGTAGTTAACCAAATAGATTAAAATTCGGAAGGGAGTTCGTCTGCTTGTAACATGATTGATTTTACTTCAACCATTCGAACTGTATGTTCTTTTCCATCTTCCTCGACAGTGATGCCTCTAGTCCAACGACCGTGTTCAATCAACACCCATTCGCCAACTTTAACATCCTGTTGAGTAGGTCCAATAGCCCAAACTTTACCCCAACGTGGTTTAATACCATCACTTTTTCCATCTTGACTACGCAAGATAATTCCAACCTTACTTACTTCGTCATCAAAATTCATATCTGAAACAATGACATTGTCCCTAAGTGGAATAATTTTACCTTTTACAACGTTCATTATTCGCCTTTATTTGGTTTACCTTTAAAATACTCACTCATGATATCTTCGCGTTTACGAATGATTTGACCGCCAGGACCAATTTCGTCTCCGCGAGCATTAACACGGGCATTGCCCACTGCTAATGTTAACTCATTTTGAGCTCTAAGTTTTTCCATATCCACTTCTTTGCCGGATGCACTACGGTGGATAATTCTTTGTGATTCTTTCATTGCCATATTAATCTCCTTGGATTATAATAGTACTTATCTTAAGAAGTCCTGCCAGTCTAAATTATATTTAATTGGGTCAATTTTATGCACCCCTATCAAATATAGCACATAACTGGAAACGCTGGACCCGCGGCCCACACCCCACAGTATGTTGTTTTTTCTACAAAACTCTACAAAATATTTAAGCCAGCGCAATAAGTCTAACATATTTCTTTGCTCAAACTCAGCTAACTCTTCTTCAGCCCTAGTTTGTGCTACACTATCTGGACATTGGCCTAACACCCAATTTCTAATATCAAACGTTTTGTATTCCTCGGGCATATTCCAATCTGACTGCAATGCTAAATCATACTCGTCAATACTAACATCAAAGTCGTTGGGATATGGTTTTAGGAACAAGAATCCTAGTTGTTCTTCTAATTGTCTTGTGTTGTCGTTTGAACTAACAAACATGTCCGGCGATAACGGTTGACCGTTATACAGAGCATCAAAAATGTCTCGTTCTTCAAAGATAGGATTACTGAATTTGTCAGATAGCATACAAGTATTTTAGTTTACTTGTATTAAATTGTCAAGATCTTTATTGCGTTTTTGTGTTTGTTCTTGCCAAAGTTTGGCTTGTCGTGCTTTAAGTTCTTCTCTATACATGTCAATGAACAGAGAAATTTGGTGTTTAATATCTGGGCTATTTGCAATCCAATACTTCTTGCTAAGATCCTGAATTTTATTTTCTAATTCAGAATCTTTTAAACTGCTCAAATTGTCAACTAACGGATTGATTACCATTATGCAAATGCGCCCACTCGTTTTAGATACACATCAATGCCACCATTGTAGGTCCATGCTTCAACAACATAATTGTCTGTGGCATTTAGTACAAGCTGTGGAGAGGAACCTGACATAGTAAATTCTCCACTAATAGTTTTAATAGCATTACCACCGCCAGTTTCATTAGCAAACGTAACTGTACGACTACCAGAAAGACTACTCAAATGCAATTTAATTTTAGCATACAGACCGCTGTCTGGCCAATTAGAAAAACTAATAGTTGGTGTAGTGGCAGTATTATTAAATGTAAAAATTTGTAATGGGCCGTTTGTAATATCAATACCTGTAGTAACATTAGTTGTAACTGCTACAGTAAACACTGATCCGTAAAATTCAGTAAATTCTGCGTTTCTAATAATGTTTGTATTGAAATCGTTTTCAGCATTTAGTTTAGCTGTATTAGTCTGTAGCGTTGTGATTTCACTACCAGCAGTATCTAATGCCGATATAATGTTCGTAAAGTTGTCTCTAAATCCTTGGCTGTTGTTATCTTGCCCAGCTACTGGGAAAGCGCCATCGATATTGCTTGTTATTATTGCACTGGTCATGTTATAGTTACCTTGTCATCTTTAAATACTAGATATTTATCGTTGCCGAATCCGGTCACGGAATCTATTATATATCTATCTACAGTATAGTCTAAGTTCTTAAAATCAAACCCGCTAAACTTAATGTTTAGCATAATATCTGCACTAGTTCCTGGTTTGCAAAAACAGATTGGAACTGCTAATACAAATCCTAATTCTTGTTTGCTGTCATCTTGAACGCTACGCATCCAGAGTGGCAAGTAATTTCTTTCCCTGTCTCCAACTGCTAGTATTTGGTCACGCCAAATACTAATTGAGCTTGGATAACGTGTACTTTGATTTGGGTTACTAGCAAAAATATTTGTTTGGTCAATGGTTATTTTACTATCAGGTCTTGGTAAAAACGGCTCGTCTCTACTGCTTGTTCGCCAAATAGCATTACTTGTGTCTGCCGTAACAGTTTTTGGGTCTAGTGGGCGTGTTAGTGTAGAGTTCAAATACTTTTTACCTATCTCTAACGGATCGAACATTTCAACATATACCACTTCATACACTACTGTGTTCGTTCCAGTAATTTTTGCCTTGGCAGATTTTATATCACCAAAGGTAAAGCGTTTACGTTTATGATTCAATCCCATTGCACTAACGTATTCTGCGGCAGTCTTAGTTTCAATACCACCAAATATGGTCATTTTTAAATCTCGTTGAATACCAAAGTTTGGATCGTTTGGTCTATAAACACTAGTTGCTGTGAATACGTTACTGTCATTAATAAAATCATTAAACAATGCACGTTTAGATTGATTCATAAATGTTCTTGCTACAATACTGCTGTACAATCTATCATTTGGTGTATCTATGTTTAAAGTAAATTCCCTACTAATGCTACTATATCCAAATTGATCTTGTGCTTTAATAACAAATTTAAATGTTCTATCTACAGAACTAGTTCCGCCATCAAATGTTTGATTAGTATATACACCGTCAGAGAAAGTTGTAATACCTGGCTCGTTAATAGTACCGTACTGATTTACTTTTCCTGTAATCTCACCATCAAATTCTAAAGTTAGTCCAGGAGGCAATGCACCTGATTGTAAAGAATATACAAGAGTTGCGCCTTCTATGTTGCTGGTTGCAGATACTCTTAAATTGCTAATAAAGTTGGCATCGATAGTTCCTAGTGAACTACCAGTTTCCCAATTCATTACACTATCAACATCGCCCAGTGTTTTAATTGTAAATGTTCGTTTCGTGGATGCAACAATGCCATCGGTGTCATAACGCGATGCTGTTATTGTAAAGTGATATGTTTCAGTAATTGTTGGTTGATAAGGAATTACACCAAACACTTCCGACGTTGGAATATCTAATTGTAATCCAGGGGGCAGTGTGCTAGGACTATTATCTGGATTTAATGTGTCTAAACTATAGATGATAGGGCCTAACTCTGGAGAATCGTAACAGTCTAACACAAGAGTCACATAGTTGTTAGCTCTATATGTGCCAAGATTACTTGGAGTTAACCATACTGGATTTCTTAAATATGTTCCGTCAACAGTAAATACGCCGTCGGCCGCTCTAGCGATAGTGTTGTCTGCACGTAAAAAGTCATCGCCTACTACATAAATTTTAAATTTTCTTTTGCTTACAGTATCGCTGTCGCTTACTGATACAATAAACTCGTAATTTCTGTTTAATTTTCGTGGAGGCAATGAAGGAAGAAAATAGTCATAAAATACGCTGTCAAATACAAAACTGTCAAATCCGTTATCTGGACGTTCACCAAAATCGTACCCAGTTACATCATATAAGTCATTGCTGTAATATCCGTCTCCAACTTCAGAATCAACAATAGTATATGCTGGCTCAATAAGGCCTGTAATTTTTCCGTCGTTGGTTAATGTAAGCCCTGGTGGTAATGTACCATCTCCACTAGCAATAAAATATCTTAGTGTTTGCCCTGCGGCTGTATCGTTATCAGTTACACTAATTTGAAAATCTACAAAACTGGAATCTAATATAAAAAACGTGTTGTTAGGACCTACTGGCAATATGCCTTCAGTAGTTGTAAAAATTGGTACATCGGCCCCTTCAATAGTTATTTTGAAAGTTCTATCTGCTATATCAGTATTATATGACGCTCTAATACAGAATGTAAATTCTGTAGTTCTTGGAACTTCGTACGGTGTGCCTACAATGTGATCATTAACTAATCTAAGGCCCGCAGGTAATGATCCGCTAATAACCTTAAATGTTGCTGATGAAGAATCGGGTAATATAAAATCATACGTTACTGGCAATTCAAGATCTACAATAGATCCTTCTTGAATTGTGCCAAAAGTATACCCGGATTTTTTAGTCCAAATGTTTAACATGCTTCGCCCTTGATGTAATATTTATCAAGGACTAGAGTATTAATTTAGATCGTTCCAAGCGGCGCCGTTGTACCCTGAAAACTTACTAGTTCCTGTAAGGAAAACCATCATTCCAGCTTCTGGGCTGATACTTAAACTAGTAAAATATGCGTCACGAGCAGTTGCGTCTGTAAAACTCACTAGTTTGAATGGAACATTACTTGTTATCTTAGTTGTTTCAACATCAAGTCTTGAAGCAAGCACACCTGTGGAATCACTAGTTCTTAGACGTAATTTACCAGGAACTACACCAGAGCTTGGAGTTCCATTAACTATGACTTGAATAGTAGCCGCAGGTACAAAAGTAGTACCGTCGTGTCCGTTAAATGCCAACGATTGAATTTCGTCACCGTTTTGAACTATTGTTTGAGCTAATAAGTTTCCTCTAGCTCTAGAAAACGCAACAGCACCAGTTAGTGATGCATTATTGTGTACTTCTGCTACACTTAATGGAATTGCACTAGACGAACTAGTAACAATAAGTATAGTACCGTCACCGCTAGCACCACCTGCGCCTGGCCCAAAAATCTGTAAACCAGTTGTAATTAAGTTACCGTTGATGTCTACTCTACCAGATCCATTCGGATCGATCAATAAATTTTCATTAAGATCAGTGGTTGTAATAGTATTTCCATTTAGTTGAATATTTTTATTTCTAACAAAGTCGGCACCAGACACATTGCCAACAAGATTACCAGTTACAGTACCAACAACATTACCAGTTAGGTTACCTGTGACAGCACCAAAAAATCTATCAGCGTACACTCTTTCATCAAAAGTCACATCACTATTAAATCTCATTGTAGGTGTAACAACAATTTGACTTGAATCAGCTGAATCAATTAAATTTGTAAAAATATTTCCTGTAAAGGCAGTTGATGTAACACTGGTTAATCCAACTAAAGTTGTAGAACTTGCTCCTAAATTTATGCCAGTTGTACCAATAGTTACACTTGAATTTAACAATTTAGAATTAGAAATGTTACCAGCAAGCATAATACTTGTAACAGAACCAATATCAGTTGTGTATACTCCGTTTGTAACAGAGCCAGCATTACCGCTTACGGTACCAGTTACATTACCAGTTAAGTTACCACTAATAGTTCCGCTAACATCTAATGCACCAGTAATAACAACTTTACCAGTCCCTGCAGGATCAATATTAATGTTCTCGTTACTGTTTAAACCTGCAATGTTATTCTGTAATAATCTAATAGATCCGTTATTGATTTCATCAAACTGTGCGGCTGCATTGATTGTTATTGCATTAGTATTTTCGTTGGTAGTAATACTGATATTATCACCTGCT